CCCTCTGGGGTGAATCCCCATCCAGGTGTAATACCAGTGTGCTCGTGCTGGGTTGCCTGGGCTCCCTGTGGTGGTCAGGAGCTCCACCTGTGGTACAACCTTGCCGATACACCACGTAGACCGTTAGTCGCAAGGCTCTGGGGGCAGAGCCCCTCTTCTAACCATTTGCATGATGATTGAGATTTTGATAAGTCTCTGCTTGGTTCTTGCCGTGCTTTGGTTGTTGCGGGCAGTGTGGCGACTGTTCGTTAGCTCTCTTGTAGTCTTTTGGCATGGACTACTCGTACTTTGCCAGCTCCTTGCCGGAGTGTACAGGTTCGGCTTTGAGTTGGGGTTTTGGCTCGTTGCAGGTGTTTTCTTCAACCTGTTGGGCCTTGTGTTCCCCACATTCGCTGTTGCCTCAAGTGAAGTGCCCCGTTGCCAACGGGGCATTTTGGTTGACGGGTTGACCGGACAACCCGTTGGTCCCGAGGTTGTCGACGAGGTAGTACACGCCCCGTTGACGGCGCATTTGTGCGCCAGACCACGTCGTCGTGCTGTGTGGGTTCGGCGCTTGGAGAAGGTTTTGGGCGGTGTCCCTGGTGGCACCGTCGGGCAGTTTGTGAGAGGGCGGTGGACACCAGACCTCCCCTCTCCAAACAGGTCACAAGGCCTGAACCTCGTGCTGTCCGCGCGCCCCGACGGGGTAAAGATCCTGGGGGGGGGATCTGTCCGGGGCAAGGAGGAGACCAGGGTTGGGTACCTGGTCGTTGAAGAATTCGGTGGCACTGTTTCCGTTGTGTTTCCCGAACTCCTTGCCGCTTTGCGGGCCTATGCCTTTTTGAGGCCTAGGGAGTCCACGTTGGTGCTGGCTCTGCGCTCTCGAGCGTTGGAGTGGTGCAAGAAGAGGGGTCTTTCTGATTCCTCAACCACGGTGGCCGTTGAGGCTGCTGTGTCGTGGGCTTGGGTGGAAGACTCTCGTGAGCTTAGGGCTCGCGACTCCATCACCGCTCCCCCCACCTTGCCTTGGTGGTCTTAGGACCAACCGCTCGCGACTTATGGTCGGTGTGAGGGTGACATCGACTACGTCCTCTTGGAGGGCGCCTCCCTGGAGGTAAAAGGCGAGTGTGTTTGTCAGGCCGAGGCAAGGAGGCAAATGTGGGTGGCGTGGCGCACCGGGGTGTTGGGTACCTGGACCCCGGGTGTGCACGCCAACTGCATCCACAATGAGATCGCTGCTTTAGCGTGGCGGTCTCTAGCTCCTCTGCCCATGGGTCCGGATCCTGCCGTGGCTCCTAGTGTTAGGTCAGTGTACGCAAAGCTGTCCTACATTGCGAGCGGGTATTCGGACGGAACTTGGAGCTACCTCGAAACCGCTCTCTCTTATTCCGGGGCTATGAAGAGGCGGTACCTCCAGGCTGAAGAGTCCTTGAGGGTCGACGGTCCTTTGTCAAAGAAGGATTGGCGCCTCAAGGCTTTTCTCAAGGCTGAGAAGTTGGGCGCGGCAAAGGATGCCAAACCTAGGATGATTTTTCCAAGAAGTCCAAGGTTCAACCTCGTCGTTGCTTCTCGCTTGAAGCCTTTCGAGCATTGGTTGTGGGGTGTTTTGACGGCTCGGAGGCTGTTTGGGGGCGACAATTCGAGGGTTGTGGCTAAGGGTCTCTCACCCAGAAGGCGGGCGAATCTTATCAAGCGGAAGCTTGATAACTTCGTGGATGGCGTTTGTTTTGAGGTTGACGGAAAGGCTTTCGAGGCCCACGTCACCTCTGGCCAGATAGCTGCAGAGCATTCCACGTATCTTGCCGCGTACCACGGCGATAAAGAGTTGCGTAGATTGTTGGCAAGGCAACGGTTTTCCGGTGTCACATCAGCTGGAATAAGGTTTTCGCGCCCAGGAGGTCGG